GGTATAGCACACGCTCGGTGGCAGTATATTTGTAGTACAACTCGCGACCGTATTTATCGACGCTCCATACTACATAGCGATCGGTTTTACGTTGTGGGTTGATTTGGTACATCTTTAAAGAGCCGGTAGAATTGTTACGCACTGCATCAATATTACGCTGGCGTTGGCGTTTAAGGTAGAACCGACCGCGTTCGTCATCAGTGAAACCTTTCATAGAGTGAGACACTCGAACATAACCGGTATCCGGGTATATGGCACCGATACGGCCATCACTAAGAATATAGTGTAAGTTACCCTGTTTTGTTTTTTTAATGAATTTCATAGTACTCGTTTTAGTTACATTGATATTATCGATCGGTGGCCGTGTTAGTTTTGTAAGTTAGCCTTCTTCGCTAGTTAATTGGTACGCTTGCTCTCTATTGCAGTAGTACAAATCTTTCGTCCATAGTGCTGGTGTATATTGGTGCACCATATAGTTTACTTTATCTAAGTCGTGGCGTGAGGAAACAAAGCTCACCGCATTTGGCATTTCAGTTTCGTCGTAGTCGTACAGGTATACTTGGCCGTTTGAGTAGTCAAGCACCGTAATGTATTTATAAGGTCGGTTCATAATTACTTAATGTTTAGTGAATACTTTTTTACTGCCAACAACTCATCGTTGCTTAGGTCTTTTAGTTTCTTGTGGTACAACAGCGAGGCATTGAAGATTAGTCGACTCGGCCACACAGGTGCATTCATTATTTGTTCGTCAGTCATAATACTTTTGTTTTACGTTTATATTATCGATCGGTGCTCGTGTTAATCTTGTATGTACCGTTTTATCTGACTAGCGTAAGCCCAATTAGAGTAGTCAGAGAAGCTCACCACAACATTACGGTCGTATACTTCGTCCCAATCAACTTCGTCAACGTGCTCACCGTACTTGTAGCCACCGGTAACTTCAATTTCTTCAACAGTCGCTACCTTACGCGGATCGCTACCGAAGCCACCTCGCCACCATACTTTATCACCTATCTTTAACTTACTCATACCTCAACGAATTTTAGGTTATACACGTGAGCATAGAAGCTATTTACGAAACCACTTGAACTCGACTTGTGCGGTGGTCGCATCGACTTAATAGTCGCCAACTCTCCGCGAAAACTCAATACCGTATCACCGATACCCTTCTCAACACCGGTGCTTTCACACACCAACTTTACTTCTTTACCATTGTAGTTTTTCATACTATTTTTTTTTGTTTCTCAGTTACATTTATATTATCGATTCGGTATCGTGTTCATCTTGTAAAAGCATATACTTCATTTGTAAGAAAAAAAAGGAATACAGGTACTACTCAGCTCCTCTGTGTGTGGGGTAAAAAAAAAGAAGCTTTCGCTAGAAAGTGAGGATACTTGGGAAATAGTGACGTTAGCCTATTAAGTATACTACATAACACCCTATTGTCACTGTTTTATTTGGTAAAAAAAAGGTGAGAAACGCGAACCACCGGTGTTTCTGCATACCGTTTTATTCGCTTCCGCCGACGTGCCGGTGTATAGCATAAAAACCTTTATGTAGGACGGAGTCTACTCTTCCGCTCTTATTTCAGGAGCAGGCCGGTGTATAGCAACCCCGCTAGGGGGTGGGTGTTACCCTACTAATTCTATGTGCATTTTGTTTGCAGCGAATTTGATTAGTGCTTCGACGTAGTGCTGTTGATCACCGTGCAGGTTGTCTATCATTCCTATCTCGTAGAAGTATCTGATAGCTTCATGGGCATCTGCGTGTAGTGATACGATTTCTTGTGGTTTCATAGTATTACTTTTTTAGTTACAGTTATATTATCGTTAGACAGTCGTACTGATCTTGTAAGTCTTTATTAAGTCCTCAACATCGCTGTATAGCAACTCCCACTCGTTTTCAACAGACGTTTCAGAATCTGATATCTCCATTCGGAACAGGCTGTAGAAGTCGTTGATCTGGTCAGCCAGTGTTGGGTAGTCGTTTACTTGTCTTACACAGTACTCGTATGCTTCTGTTCTTGTATCCATAGTATTATAAGTATAGTTGGTCGCTGTGAATAATTTCGTTTATAGTATCGTAGAACTCATCGTTCGCTTGGTCGATTTCGGCATCAGTAGCAGATCGCCATTTGCCGTCTTCAAGAATAGATGCATCTTCAATATATGCGTCACAGAAGTCAGGGTAGTCATGCATGTAAATGCCGTCAATGTTTTCGATTGCAAAAGGTTTTCCATTTAGTTTCATAATATTCGTTTTGTAGTTACAGTTATATTATCGTACAGTTCCCGTATTAGTCTTGTAAAAGATTCATTTGACGGATCGGGTCGAAAGTGATGTATAGCACACCGTCTTTCATTAGCATCTGGTCTTGTGTCCAGACGTCAACCAGGCCGTCCTGTACAACCACAGCGTGGTGAGGTAGTTCTGGTTTGTGCAGCACTGTGTATAGTGCAGAGATCAGGGTCATTGTTACAAGCGCTGTGAGCGCGATCAGTTGTAGGTTGTCTAGTTTCATATTAGTGTGCATGTATAAGGATTAAGGTTACAATGGTTACAGCTATCAGTACAATTACTGGTTCAGCATATTCAGTTAGTATTTGTTTCATTCAGTTATATTATCGGTTGTTGATCGTATAGGTTTTGTAGGTTGTATAGCACCCCGGAGGGTGAGGGGCCTATTCGGCCACCTCAGTACGCTCAAGCACTGCATCAGAGTGTCTCACAATCATGGGCATGTCAGTCGACTGCGACCAGTAGCCACGCTTTTGCCAGCAAGCTTGTAGCTTGAGTTTTGGCAACATGAGCTTGAGAGCTTCATCGTGGTTGTACGTTACACGTTGCTTTTTGTTGTTGACGAACGTTATGATTTGATTGCGTCCGTACCAGTTTTCACGCACTACGAAGTTCTTACGTTCGATTGGAGGGAATACTTTTGCTTTTTCAGCGTCTGACATTTTAGCGATTGCCTGACGTACGATTTCTTTGTTGTTCATTTCTTTTTTCATATTACTTGTTTTTAGTTACGTTTATATTATCGTTTTAGTCTCGTATTGGTTTTGTAAGTTACTTGTATAGCAGATTGAAGATTTTGATGTATTCAGAAGCGACGTCGTCGTCGATCAGATTTTTGCCTACGCTTGACAGCTGGTCGTATAGCACTCCGAATGTTGCATTTGCAAAGTCGTCTTTTCTAAATAGTAGATAGTCTTGGAAGTTGATAATTGGTGGATTCATATTATTTCTTTTTTGTTACACTTATATTATCGAAACTCCATCGTGTCGGTTTTGTAAGAAAATTGTAGGTATATAATACTAGGTATAAACACTAGGTATATTGTACTAGGTATAAAATGCTATGCACAAAATGCTATACATTTTGCTATACGCCTTGAGGCGCACAGGGCGCCAGGCTCGAAACCACACCTGGTCTTTTTGCCGGATCCTCTCCGGTCATCTGTTCCGATATTAGTTCAGCACTGTTGCTGTCCCCTGTTATGTGTACAGGATGCAGGTCCAGCCGTGGCACCAGGTTCTTATGTTGCTGGCCTCTGCGCGGATTAAGCTGCTAGGCTGTCCTGCTTGCAGTCTGTTTCGTTGGCTTGCTCCCGTGTCAAGCGACTGCTCCTGTTATGTTGTTACTTGTTCTTCTTCAAGAAGACGTCCAAGTACTTGGCCTCTGTATCTGGTTCATACATCACATCCTCTTCAATCGCCATCTGATCCTCAAGGAAGTTTAGTAGTTGGTCCATGTTCTTTGGTCTGGTCGCAGACACACATAGGTAAAGGTCTTGTAGTAGGGCGAGGTTGTTGTCAGTAGTAGTCATATAGTTTCTTTTAGTTACATTTATATTATCGTCAGTCACTCGTGTCGGTCCTGTAGTTAGACCCGTTCCATCCTGTAGTCTACCCACTCGATGCCGACCTCGTAGTCGATCTGTTCCATCTGTTCATCTGTCAGGTTCGCGTAGTTAGTCTTGTACTTGATGAGTGAGTAGTGGTTCGCGTTTTCGTTGAAGAACTGTGTGAATGTTATCATGTGTATTACTCTTTTGGTTACATATATATTATCGATACCATCTCGTGTCGGTTTTGTAAGAATGCTATATGCACAAACACCTAGGTATATACACCTATATGCTATACGCTTGCAGCTCGCTGCCGCTCGCATGCACACAGCCAGGACCAGAGCCGGGACCAGACCAGACCAGGGGAAAAGCCCGAACCGTGCACGGAAAACAGTTAGTCTGACCAGATCAGTAGCCGGGACCAGACCTGGAACCCGTGAACCGTGAACCGGAAACCAGAATCAACAGGGGGGCTGGCCAAAAGAAATCAGTTTCCGTTTTGGGGTGTATCAATTATTTTATATATGTTACCCGTTAGTTCCCTGTATCTTACAAAAATTTTTTCAGTGGGGTGGACTAAAATTGGTTCATTTTAAAAAAAAAATTCCTTCGGAATAAAATTAACTACGGGGTAGTGTGACGATAGGGTATATAATAATAAACATAGCTACCTAATGTCGCATGTTAAGTGTTTGCGCGTGTGCGTAATCATACAAGGTATGATCGTAACAAGCTAATAATGTATAAAAAAGGAATCGGACCCAACTCATTAGGATCACCTCTAAAACAAGTGATGTCTAGCGATGAAATAAACCAAGCATTGCGCACTAAAAGAGAGAAAACAGGCACAGGGGGTATTAAAATGGACAATACTCTAGTGGGTTTACCTGGCATAGGTACGGTTGCGAAGGCGGGCATAAGAAAAGCGGCTTCAAAGACGGCTGGCAAATGGACGGGTAGAAAAACAGGTGCTATTGCCGATGCCACCGTACAGTTACACGGATTAGTTTCAGGGAAATAAACATGTTTAATATGCCAAATTCACCTTTAAAGCAGAAATTATCGCCGGAAGCTGCAAAGGCTAAGGCAGAGAGAGACCTCAGGTATGCGAAATCGCCTGCACGTAGGGCTAAAAAGGCTGATTCTCAGGCACAACGGCGCGCTGCTAAGAAAAATGGGCGCAGTATTGAGGGTATGGACTTCGATCACAGGACAAATCGCTTCGTTTCGGTGGCTGCAAACCGTGGGAACAGGGGCGAAGGCACGAAAAAAGAAGGAAACAAGAACTATAAGGTAAAACGTCGAAATGGCTAGATTAAATACGTATACTACAGATACTGATGTAGCCGGTAATGACAAAGTATTAGGTACCGATATTGGCGGTGCTACTAAAAACTACCCACTTAAGAAGATTGGGGAGTATTTTGCAAATAAAAGTGTAATTACTTCAGAGGGCCAGTTGTCTTTCAGACATATAGTGGGCTTATCGGACCGCTTAAAAGGAGATTTTTGGGTGGGGGACAGCAATTCTGTTGTGCAGCTGGCGGATGTAAGGAGTTTTACAATAAGTAAACACATGCTAGAAGACAGCCTTGACGTGAGCCACATGCTGAGTACCATTATAGCTAGCAAATTTGTTATTGTAGAAGTAGGCAACCCTAACGTACGTGGAGAATACTTCGTTACAAGCTCATACGACTATGAAGATGACAATAACTTTATTGTTGTAGACGTTACTGCTGTAAATACTAACGGGAGTCTCACAGACGAGGCTTATTACGTATTTAGTAATACCACAACTGCGGGTGCGGACAAAAAGTACACTCATACGCAATCCTCAGCAGCAGCTACATGGACAATAACACACAATTTAGATAAACAACCCGCTGTATCCGTAGTGGACAGCACTGAAAATGTAATTATATGTGAGGTTGAGTATACCTCTTTAAATCAAGTAGAACTAAGGTTCTCCACTCCATACTCTGGAAAAGCCTATTTTAACTAAACAAGAAACAAAAACAAAAAAACAATGGCATTAAAGATTGTATCGGGGTTAGACGCAACGAGCATAAGTCTCTCCTCATTTTTAGATTTACAGAAGAACGAGCTCCGGAGCGCACAGATTCATAACCTCAACTCTACGCAGATTGCTGGCATTACGTCACCTGCTTCAGGTCAGTTTGCTTATGATACTACGCTTAACAAATTAAAAGTATATAACGGTACCGCATGGGAACTAGTTGGCGCTTCTGCTGATGAGACTAGTATTACTCTTAGCAGTAACACTCTTTCTATTAAAGCATTTGGTGTAGCTACCGGGCTCATTGCTAACCTTGCAGTTACTTCTGGTAAACTAGCAGATGGCGCGGTTGGTACTGCAAAACTTGCTACCGATGCGGTTAGTACAATAAAAATTGCAGACGCTCAGGTTACAACAGATAAACTTGCAACCGATGCAGTAACAGCAGCTAAAATTGCAGACAACTCGGTAGATATTGCACGATTGAATGTTACTGATGGATCTAACGGTCAATTCTTAAAAACGGACGGTTCTGGAACTTTATCATTTGCAACACCAGTAGATGACAGTGTATCAGGAACAAACTTAACAGCTACACTTGCAGCATTAGATACTACACACGCTGAAAACGTACACGGCACTGGAGCGACAACTATTATTATTGGCTCAAGCACTAATACTCCAGACGTACAAGTAACTGGAGACTTTATCGTTGATGGTGATTTAACTGTAGCTGGAACAACTACAACAATCAACTCTACTACGGTAACCGTTGACGATCCAATCTTTACTCTTGGTGGTGATACAGCTCCTACAGCTGATGACAACAAAGACCGTGGTATTGAATTCCGTTACCATAATGGAACTGAAGCTTTTGTTGGTTTCTACGGATACGATGATAGTCAAGAGGCTTTTGTATTCTTAACTGATGCAACCAATAATTCCGAAGTATTTGCGGGAACTAACGGAAATATCATAATTGGTCAGATAGACATCAAGACTGCTTCTGGTCTTAAGCTAAATAATGTTGCAGTTACTTCAACTGCTGCGGAACTTAACATTTTGGATGGTGTTACGGCTACGGCTTCAGAACTTAACATCCTTGACGGAGTTACTGCTACTACAACAGAGCTTAACTACGTAGATGGTGTTACATCTGCAATTCAAGCGCAGCTTGACTCTAAACCAGTAGCGTACGCCGCATCGGTTACAACATCTTCAGGTACAGCTACTATTGCACACTCAGCACACGGGTTAACATTCCCTGCTAATGTTCAGGTGTATGACGAAAATGGCCAGTTAGTGTTAGTTGACATACGTCAAACGGTTTCTGGTGGTGAAATGACAATAACAATTAACGCCCCGGACGCAACATACAATGTTATTGCAGTTGGAGCTGCGGCTTCGTAAGCTAATTATACCTAAATTAGTGTAATAATAAAAAGGGGGAGGGAGTTTGATCTTCCTTCCCCTTTATTAATTAATATAATATGGCATTAAAGTTATTAGGTTCCCTAGAGTCATCAGGAGGCAACGTAGGTATTGGGGCCACTGATCCTGGAACTAAGTTAGAGGTAAATAGTGGTGGAACAGGTGCAGCAGCAAGGTTTACTGGAACTGCAAACTTTAGTGAAATTTACTTAGGAAGCAACGGAGTACAGTCTCAGTACACTAATATAGTATGGTATACAAATAATGGTAATGCTCAGATTTGGAAAGCAGGTACAGCGTATACAGCAGCAGGCGGAGCTGGGGCTTTAAACATATACAACAGCAACGGTAATATATCATTTCACCCTGCTGGGCAGTTTAATGCGATGACCATTGATAGTTATACAAACGTTGGTATTGGAAGTACCGCACCTGCTGCTAAATTAAACGTTGCTTCAACTGGAGCTAACGCTTATTCAAGTACTATAACTAAGGGTACCAATATGAAGGGAATAATAAACGTCCTTTCAAGTAATGCTGACGATATGGTTGGTATTTATTTTGGTACTGGTGTAACTTCAGAGGGAACTCACTGGAGTGGTATAACAGGTTCAAGAAGTCAGAATGGTGTTGACTGGAGTACTCAATTAAACTTTTACACCCACGATGAAAACGTTTCAAACCTAAACGATGCCACCCAAAAAATGGTCATTAAGGGTAGTGGCAACGTAGGTATCGGGACTACTAGTCCTCAGCAGAAGTTACATATAAAATCTACAACATCTGGACCAACAGGTATTATTATTGAAAATACAAATAATGCTCAAAGTTTAGATTTAGATTTTTGGAGTAATGCAGGTGCTGCTCAAGGGAGAATTAGGTATAATGAAGGTGCTGGTTCTTTTGATTTTAGCCCTAACGTTGGAGCTGGCTCTGCTATGACAATGTTATACACCGGCAATGTAGGTATTGGCACTACTAGTCCAGCTTACAAATTAGATGTAAACGGAGGCATACAGTTAAACGGGAAATCCGCACTTACCGATAATGCTTACTTTGTAGGATCACCATCTTACGGTTTTAGATGGAACAACTCTGCTGATACATTTAACAACGTCATAATGTATGACAACGGTAATATGTATGTTAGAGGCAACGTAGGCATTGGTACTACTAGTCCTGCGGATAAACTACACGTATCAGGAGGTAATATTAGACTTGACAATGGTGCAGGTGATGGGTTTATAAAAGACTCTGCTGGTAATGATAGATTCTATTTTGGCACTGGTACATATTTAAATTCAAATACAGGAGGTCCAGTTGCATTCCAAGTAGCAGGCAGTGAAAAAATGCGTGTTAATTACAATGGCAACGTAGGTATTGGTACAACTAATCCGGAACAAAAATTACACGTTGAAGGCGCGATTCAACTTGGAAATACCGAAGACCTTGCGTGGGCTTATGATAATGGTTCTTATTACAATTATATAACAAACTTTTACAATACGTCAAATGGTATGACGTTTAGAGCCGGAAGTTGGACTAGTGGAAACAACATAGATTTTTGTTTTCAAACTTATTACGGGGGTAGTTGGTCTACAAAGTTGGCAATAAGAGGTGACGGCTACGTAGGTATCGGGACGGCTAGTCCAGCCACAAAACTACAGGTAGACGGTGTAATCACCGCAACTGGCGGTAATTCTACAGACTGGAACACCGCTTACGGCTGGGGTAATCACGCAGGATTATATGATGCGGCAGGTAGTGCGGGTGCGGTCGATCTTCGCATAGAAGAAGAAGTATTACCCGCTATAGATGCCAAGTTAGATGCTACTGCTAAAGCAGCAGATTCTGAATTACTTGATGGTTTAGATAGTAGTTCTTTTGTAAGAAGTGACGCAACAGATACTCTTAATGGTCACTATACTTTTTTATATAATTCTGGCATAATAGATTCTGCACAGCCTGGTTATACACAGGGTGCTATTGAAATTGAAACAACTGACAACAATACACCTGCAATTGGATTTCATAGAGGTGGTTATTCTGCTACAGCATTGTATGAATATGACGGTCAATTATATGTAAATCCTTGGGTAGACAGAGCACAAGAAGGTCTTCTTTTATCTTCTGGTAATATTAGCGCCTATGCAGACGCAGCCGGTGCTGCTGCAGTAGTAAACACTCGTATTGAAGAAGAAATATTACCGGCTATAGATACCGTATCTAGCAGTATACCTACGAACAACAACCAGCTAACAAATGGCGCCGGGTATATTACAGATGGTAACACTAATTGGAATAACACATACGGATTTATAGCAAGGGGTGATACACAAAACCCTGGCTCTTGGCCTGAGGCTACAAAGTTTAAATCTACAGGGGATATTGGTACTGATACATCTAGCAATCACTCTCTGCAAATTTATGCTGACGAAGGAACTGATGCATTTATGGCATTTCATATTAGTAATGACTATGCTGTTTTCTTGGGATTAGAAAATGATACTAATAGGCTATATACAGGTGGATGGTCACTTGGTAATATTAAACATCAAATTTGGGATAGTAGAGATTTTAGTTCCACTAATATTTCTAACTGGAACACAGCATACGGTTGGGGTAACCACGCTGGTTACGGATACTGGGTATTGGATAATGCTGAACCAAAAAACGTACAAGCAGAAACGGTAACCTTTATAGGTAGTGTAACAGTAGAAGGAACATTCACTGAATCTTCTTCTATCCGCTTCAAGGAGAACATCACTTCGCTAGACCCAGCATTAGACAAAGTAAACCAATTAGAGGCTGTCTCCTACAATAAGATTGGGGTAGATGACCGAGAAATTGGTTTGATTGCAGAAGATGTAGCAGAGCTGTTCCCAGAGGTTGTAACATACAACGAGGAAGGACAGCCTCAGGGTATCCAATACCAGCGCCTGAGCGTAATTTTGCTTAAGGCTATGCAAGAATTATCACAAGAAGTAAACGAGCTAAAAAAGAAACTGAACTAATATGGCAAATCTTTTAAGTACCACTGTAAATGGAAGTCTTCTTGCATTAAACAATGGTGTAACAAATGCTTATACTACCGCCTCAAACGGAAGACTTTACCTAGGCTCAAATGCCCAGAATGATTACTCCATCTATACACATATGGAGAACTTTGGCGGCAATTACACCAAGTTGACCTTAGACTGGCACACTGGTATTAAAATTGGAGCTAGTCAGACATACGGAGGCATTCGCTTTTATGGCGATGCTATTAACAACGGCGGTGTAAAGTTGTTTTCTGTAGGTGAGGGTGATGCTCACGTTAGAGTAGAAAATAATCTTTACGTTGGTAATACTATTTTCAATAATGGTAATGCTGTTATCCACACAGGTAACATCGGTAGCCAATCTGTAGCATCTGCTAGCCAAGTAAGCGGTGTGTCTGTCTCTGCTACAGAGATGAACAGACTTAAGACAACCTTAGGTGTTACGGGTCTTCCATATTCTTGTGATATTTTTGTAGAAGGAGACCCAGACACATACTACCCTGTTCACTTTATTTGGGGTGACCAGGATATTTGGCGTAGAATTATTATCAAGCGAGGCTATAGTGAACAAGCGCCTTGGGACCCCATTGGAACTGGTGTGCACCACGGTGGTCTTCTTATAGATTGGGAAGGAAACTTTGGTGGCTGGGGAGGAGCTGAATACTCTGATAGACTTAGAGTATTTCAAGAATCTTACACTACAATCTGTGCTGATATGTACAGAACTACTCACTCTATGGGATACACTTTCTTCTTAAGAGGCGGTGGGGCTGTTTATCACATTTACTCTGACCAAAACATTCGTGGGTATCACCAGGATGGATTTCCAGATATTGCATATGATACTAACTTTAAGTTTTACGATAGTGCAACTCCAGCTTACATAGTCTACGCTCCAGCTCCATTAACTACTATAAACTCATCTCGTATTGATGGTCTTCGTACAAAGAAGCAATCACAATTTGATGGTAGATACCAGCAGTCTGGTACAGCAATCAACACTGGTAACATCGGAAGTCAATCAGTAAACTATGCAGCATCCGCAGGAAATGCAGATACTGTAGGTGGATATAGTCCTATAATAGCCTACGGAAGCAATGATGTTAGAGGTAGAGTATTGGTAGCTGACCCTGGGAGTGGTAATATATCAACACGCAACCCTGAGCTATATTCTGGTGAAGTAAGACTTGGAGCTGCTTGGGATAGAGGAGGCGTGTTTGCTGAGGGTGTACTTTCCTTGTCTACAAGTAGTTCCCAAATTGATTTTGTATTTAGTAATACAAGAGGAGCAACTGTTGCCGAAGATGGTAATATTTATATGTCTTGGGCTGGTGCTTGGTTATCTACACTTCTTGATGCCAAACAAAACGCTTCTACTGCTATTAACACCGGTAACATTGGTTCTCAGTCTGTTTCTTACGCTAATAATTCTGGAAACTCAGCTACTACATCACAAAGAGACTTTAGTGGAGACGTATCTACTAGTGGTATGGGCCGCTTTGCTGGATGGTATACTGGTAACGCTCAAACTGGACTTGCTGCTGAAATAGGGGTGTCTGCTGGACAGGCTTACATTATAGCTTACAATAGACAAAGCGGAGCTTACGGAACTCTAAATCTAGAGTCAACAGGTACTAATTTAAGGATTAGTGGAAGTACGGTTAACGTAACAAGCGGAACTCTTCAGCAGGGAGGAAATAACGTAATACACGCAGGAAACATAGGTAGCCAGTCTGTAAGTTATGCAACTAGTGCTGGAAACTCTAACAACACGTCACAGATAGCTTTTACTGACCTTAAAGGAAACTTCCCATCTGGAAGTGGTGGAGGACATAGTTTTGCCCCCAACCATTACTCTATGGGTCTTGACGTTGGTAATGGTGGATGGGATCATCCGCATTATAGAGATTTAATTATCGGATATCATACTGGTGTCCGCATAGGAGCAAACTATTCGGGTATTCGTTTTTACAACAACTCACCAACGACAGATGCAAACAACGACGGAAATGGAGATGGTGAAGAGGCATTGTTGATGACAATTGGTGGATATGTTGGTACGGCAAGCCAAACTGACGTTGTTGTAAACAACAACTTGTTTGCCAACGGGTCAATGCGCGCGCCAATATTCTACGATTCTGATAACACTAACTACTACTTAAACCCAGCAGGAGGTTCTCGTTTAAGAAACCTTTACGTGGGAGATAGTGGAGATGATTGGTCAGACCCAGGGTCATGGGGTACTCAAGTAAGATTTAGTAACGAACCTCACGTAAAGTTTGTACTACACGCTCGTACTCCAGGTATTGAAGCAGGTATGTATGTGCATACCCCAGGCTCGGTATTTATGGGCAGTTATACAGCGCATGTTCTTAGTTTAATGTATGCTGGAAACATGAGAATGCAAGTAGAAGATAGTAGAATATATTCTAATGTATACATGGAATCTGCAAGTTCAATGCGTGCTCCAATATTCTATGACTCTGCGGATACTGGATATTATCTAGACCCAAACGGGACATCTAACCTGCTAAAGCTTAGTGATAGGACTATGGGATTCAATGGCATGAATCCAATGTCTGCAAACTCACCATACGAGCCTAGATACAATGCAAGTGTAAACTACCGCACTGGAAGTATGGGGTATGGAACGGTTGGTTTAAATGCTATTGGTTCAAACTGGGGTTCAGGATTTATTGATTCTTGGAGTTCTCCTGCTGAGCAACCAAACACCACCACTTCACACTGGGTTGGATTGCAATCAATACATTACGGACATCAGGATTCTACCAATTTTTATGGGTTTCAAATGGTGTCTGGAGCAGACACAAATAGATTTTATTTAAGAGCAGCTTGGCCAACGCCGTTATCTTGGGTAGAAGTTATTACTTCTGGCAACATTGGAAGTCAGTCTGTAAACTACGCGTCTTCTGCGGGTGCAGTAGAGTGGAGTAACGTTAGTAGCAAACCTTCAACCTTTGCACCTGACGCGCACAACCATACACCAACAGAAGTAGGTCTTAGCAATTTATCTAGTAACGGTAATGCTCTTGCTGGTAACTTTACAGCTACTGGAGATATCACAGCTTACTCTGACTCTCGTATCAAAGAGAATGTTGCTACTATTGATAGCGCTCTTGATAAGGTAATGAGTCTACGAGGCGTTGAATACAACAAGATAGGAAGTGAAGAAAAATCCTTGGGTGTTATTGCACAAGAGATTCGTGAAGTGCTTCCAGAGGTTGTTAAAGAGCAAGAGAACGGAATGCTGTCTGTTGCGTATGGTAACATTACAGCCGTCTTAATTGAAGCTCTTAAAGAGCAGCAAAAACAAATTGATGAACTTAAAGCTCAGATAGATGCCATTACAAAGTAGCGGAGCAATAAGTATCTCTGATATTAAAACAGAGCTAGGGAGTTCAAGTAACTCCCTGGCTACTTTATCTGCGGGAGCAGGCAAAACAGTTCCACATAGTATGTCAGAATTCTATGGATACAGCGCAGCTCAATATTACTGGGATTTAAGTGATGACATTAAATGGCATGCAGCGACTGACCTGCCACTACAATCTACGACTGAGAACTTTTCAGCCTCTCTATGGATAAGACCTCAATGGGCAGCATCAGATTTAAACTTAATTATATTTGATTTAACTCCCTCTGGAACTACATCAACAGCAAACAGATTCTTTCTGCAGTACGACTACGGCTTAAATAGATTTAATGCGATGTACAGGAGTAGTGCAACTAACTTTAATGCTCAGTGGGCGTTGCATTCAAATAACTCTGCTACGGGTACTGGAACGAACAGTACAAACACCTGGACAAGTTCAAACAGAGGTAGTACAAATAGCAATAATTTCGTTCACTTAGTTCTTACTTACAATGGTTCAGAGTCTGTTGCATCTAATGCATTTAAGATATACTGGAACGGTGTTGAGCTTACAAATTCAGCGGTATCAAATAACGGTGCTAGATACAATATGGGCTTAGACGAACTAACGTTCTGTGGTAATGACCACAATACAGGTGGTAGTCGTATTGCTGATTATATGTATATGCACATGTGGGATGCAGCGTTAAACGCTACAGATATTGCAAAGATATATAACTCTGGCACTCCTATTTCAGCGTCATCAGCTGGTGTAGATGGGGACTTAATATTTGGAGACACATCTTCTTCGGTTCCTTCTGCAGACCAAAGTGATAACAGCAACAACTACGCATTCTTAAGTGCGAATGGGCAATCACTTGTGGTTCTTTAATACAAGTATTTTAACTATTTTTACAAACATAAAACAAAAACAAAATGGCTTTAACTCAATCATTTGAAAAATTTGGTAGCACATTTGCAGATGCTTACCACAACATCTCAGACCTACGTTACCACGTATCTGAGTACGAACAAACTAACATGACCCTTCCAGAACCAGATGAGGATGGAAATCCAGGTGTTCCTGTTCATGAAACAGAATGGGTAACTAACCGTACAGCACACTTTACTGTAAAGACTTACGTAGATGCTGCTGCACGTACTGGACATAAAGAAGCAATTTCTCAATCAGAGTACAGCTTCACTCCAGACTGGGAGTCTGCTGACAACGTACTTGCACAATCTTACGATTACCTTAAAACACTAGAAGCTTTTGACGGAGCTGTTGATGCATAAGACAACTTGACAGATTATTCTGTTTTGGTATTATATTTGCATTATTGAATTCAATAAAACTATTTAATTATGGCTGAGGCTAACAAAATTACCCAAGAAGAACTAGAGGCAGTACGTCTCGCAGTGTCTAACTTTAATCGTGCTAAAGGTGCTTTAGGCGACTTAGAATTTGAAAAGTCTAAAGTACTTTCTCAAGTTGTAGTACTTGAAGAAGCTTTGCAATCAGAGCAAAAGAAGCTTGAAGAAACTTACGGAAGCATTTCTGTAAACTTGGAGACAGGTGAGTATAAAGCTAACGAAGAAGAGGCTGAAATGACTGTATAAGAGTAGACATTTGATAATAATAACGCTAACGATAGTAATAGTAAATACATTATGAGTAAACTATTAAAATTACTAGGTGGTAGCGCAGCACCGTTACTAGACAAGGCAGCTGAGGTTGCGGACAGATTTATTGATACACCCGCTGAAAAGAAAGCTTTTATTAAAGAAGCATATCAGCAAGAGATTTTAGATCGTAAAGAAGCACGTGAGCTAGGTAAGAGTAAAGTAACGCCTGATGTGCTAACTTATGTAACATTAGTTATTGCTATTGGCTTAGCGGTGGCTATATTTACAGATATCCTGGATTGGGAAACATTAACAGAAGTGCAAAAAGGATTAATAACTACGTTTAGTGGGTTTTTCTTGCGTACCTTAGGTGATGTATATGGGTATTGGTTTGGATCTTCAATGGGGTCTAGCGATAAGACAAAAGACTTAACTAAGCTGATGCGCAAGTAATTATACCAGGTAAGTAATAACCTAAAATAAAAACCAAATGACATTTTATTACCGTACGACCACTGCAACAAGTGGCGACCAACAAGTATCCGAAAAAGCCAAAGCTTTCTGGGAACATGCTTCAGCAAAAAAGAACTGGAGAATTGTACAACTACCTAACGGCTACTATCAAACAGAGTTGTTGTTAGAAGATTCCTGGAAAGACGTAACTCGCAGGGAAACATTAGAGGGTGCTGAGCAAGCTATTGATACATCGATAGCGCACTACAAATCGCGTCTCGAATTCGCACAAGGACCTAAGGTCGTTAAAACATTCGAATAAACCAAAAACAATTTAATTTAATATAATGGAATTTAATAACCCTAGCGAGATTGTAAAGGATCTCACGTTTGGCAGTGCTGCCAACGGAAAAATTATGGCTGGCGTCGAAAAGTTAGCTAACGCAGTGAAGTCCACATTAGGCGCTTCCGGCAAATGCGTAATTTACGAAGACGCTCTTGGCCGACCGGTCATCACTAAAGATGGTGTAACCGTAGCAGAAAGCGTAGTCTTGATGGATCCGGTCGAAAACATCGGTGCAACACTAGTTAAAGAAGCTGCCCGAAATACAGTGCGTGAAGCAGGTGACGGTACGACAACCTCGACCGTCCTTGCTCACTCATTATTAGTTGAATTGAGTGAATTTATAAGTGATGACAAAATTAGAGAAATTAAAAGAGGCGTTGAAGACTGTGCTAAGGAGGTCTTGGAATATCTTGATACTACCAGTATTCCGGTTGATGGTGAAATGCTTAAGCAAGTTGCATACATTAGCACAAACAACGACGAAGAGCTTGGGGGCTTCATTGGTGAAGCTTTCGGAAAAGTTGGCAAAGATGGAGTCGTATTGATGGAAGAATCTGATACGAACGAAACGTATGTGGAGTTTGTAGAAGGTACTCAATTCGATTCAGGATTAAAATCACCACATCTTATAACAGACAAAGACAAGGGCATAGCTGTTTTAGACAACCCTATGATCCTTATTGTGTCTTCGCCTATACCTAATATAAGAAAGATACAAAGTGTCTTAGAACACGTTGTAAAGAAGAATAGAAGCCTGCTGATCGTCGCTGACGTTGAGCAACAACCTTACCAAACGTTATTAGCTAACAAGGTAAAAGGCAATATCAAGGTAAACATAGTGGACTTACCTGGGTTTGGGCCAACTAAGCAGGAAGCAATAGAAGACTTAGCAATATTAACTGGGGCTACAGTCATTAATGAAGAGCTTGGCGATGATTTGGATCTGATCAATCCCGAAGTGTTAGGAGAAGCGGTAAAATCCGTTACCTCTTCAAAGAACACTGTGATGCAGGTAGAGACCGACCATGAGCAGCTTCTCGAGCGTATTGAAAATGTACGTGAAAGAATCGGTTCTGAAACAAACCCTTACTTTAGGGGTAAGCTCGAAGAGCGTTTATCAATGTTAACCGGTAAGGTTGGACTGATTTATGTAGGAGCTGACTCACAGGTCGAGCTCAAAGAAAAGAAAGACCGCGTAGAAGATGCCATCTATGCAACGCAAGCCGCATTAAAAGAAGGTATCGTCGCTGGCGGGGGTGCGGCACTATTACACGCATCACAAAAAATTAAGAGCAAAAATGTTGGATATGCTGCTCTTCTTAGAGCTCTGCGCGCTCCATTTTTTACCATTCTTGAAAACGCAAATATTGTGTTGGACGAAGAAATTACACGCAAAGGTTTTGGTATTGATGCAACAAGCGGTAAAAAAGTAAATATGGTTAAGGCTGGTATCATTGATCCAGTACTTGTAACTAAAACCGCACTGAAGAATGCAGTCAGTGTAGCAACAACGATTATTTCTGCAGATTGTGTAATCTCTAATATGAGAATGGATGAAAGCGGTAAATAATTATATTATAATTAAGAAAATCAAGGAGGCAGCTAAAACAGTTGCCGGCCTTGAATTAACTGAAAAGCAAAACAGCGACGTTAGGTATCTAAAGGCTGAAGTCGTTAGCTGTGGACCATTAGTGATTGGTGTTGAAAATGGAAACACTATTAGATACGATAAACACGCTGGTCATGGTATTGAATGGAATGATGAGTTGTTCCATGTTATTACCGTAGGTGATGTTGTTATTGTAGAATGAGACTAACACCCGCGGATTTACGCGAAATGAATTTGTTTAAGTATTACAGGCTCGTTAGGAAGTGGGCTTGTAAGACTTACGATATATTAGATGCTGACCTAGAGCTACTGATATATCTAGATTGCAAAGAGCGATTTACGCGTAATGATTTTATAGAAGGAACTTACACCTATGCATGGGATAAAAACCGCTGGGAAAGACTTCGAAATGATGGCTGGATTGACGTATGGCGTCATCGTAATAGGACTACAATCAAATACAGTGTTTTCACAACGTCACCCAAAGCGAAGCGCTTGATTACACGAATGTATCGAGTTATGCTTGGGGAAGAAGATTTGCCAATCGGTAGATCAAGCAAATTTTACAAGAACAAGAGTTATACTGATAAAGTCTATAATAAAGCTATAGACGACATGATTAAAGACAAAGAACGATGAAGAATCACTTACAGCCTATTACAAAGCGTGCAGTTACTGATTACGGTAAAGCACCTGCAAATCAAGAAGTTACATTAGATGCAGCTGGTAAAAAGCGTGCTAACTTTACTAATGCAGCAAGCTGCGGTTGCACAGGAAAGTGTAATTGCTAATGCCTTTTAAGCTTAAGGATAAGAGTACCCTGTTCGGTTACGATGAGCAAACCTCAACATTTGATACGCCTGTATTTGAAAAAGATTTAGGTGGCCAAGTGATGGCGGAAGCTAATCGTGACGGAACTATTTTTATTAATAAGGGTTTGTCAGCTAAGCAAAAAAAAGGGGCGGTTGCGCACGAAAAGATTCACTTAGATCAAATGCATCAGAATAGATTAGACTATACTGATGATAGTGTAATTTGGAAAAAAGATACACGCTCGCCTGCAAGAGTTTATAAAAGAGACGATATGCAAGAGGGCGCTAAAGAGCTTGAGTGGGAAACTGAAGCATATAAAAACAGTTAGGTATGGGGTTTAAAATGAAAAAAGATTTATGGGGGTTGTACAATTCGGCAGAATCGGCTACTCGACAAGGAAATTCTTCCGCGACCCCCATTACCCAAAAATCATCTCCGTTTAAGATGAACGCAGCACTTGTTGAAGGTGCTGGTATGGTTGGAATGAGTGCAGGCTTTAATAACGTAGCTGAAGCAATTGAAAAACCTTCTTTATCAGAAAAACAACAAACTGTATATAAAGAGCCAGCTAAAGTGCCACCTCCGCCGCTTGATGAGGGTAAGGCAGCTGATTTAGAAGAAGACACTGATTTACAAGAAGAAACGGAAGCCATAGAGGAATCTGAAGAATTTTACGACAACTTTGAACTAGAAGTATAATGAGACGACCAATTACACAAAAAGCAAAATCACCATTAAAGCAAACTAACCCTGTTCTGGAAAAGTCTGAAACTTCCACGAGCGCGGGAGAAGACATTGTTACTGAAGTAGACAATAGTGAAGTTCCCCCTGAAGCTCAAGGTGGATATCCACTAGCAACCGACACAGAAGGCTATTTAGCTGGATTAAAAAAACGGTTTCCAAACGCTACAGGTCAATACTTAGTTGATAAAAAATACATTACCAGTAATTATGCTGATAGATTCCCGTCTGCGTCTGACTTTAAGGAAAAAAAGGTTACACCCGGTAAACCAATAACCGAAACAAAAACGAACTACTTTACCCCACAAACTCGTGATGAAACCACAGCAATAACGCCGTGGGAAAATCGTTTCAATATGCGTACTAGCCGCCAAAGCGAGCGTTTTGCACGTAATGAAGCTAAACGCGATTTACGCAGAAATGCAAAAGAAGCAGCGCGCGATACACGCCAAGATGGTGGAAGTTTCTTAGAAGGGCGTAAAGCTCGTCGTGATATTATGACCGGCAAGTCTTTTCAAAATGGCATGCAGGAAAACTTATACAATGCTTCTAGAGGGCTAAATGCTGATCAGAACAGAGTGTTTAGTACAGACGCACAACAAAGTCAATTTGAGCAAGCGGGAATGCGTGGTGAAAAAGTGCTGGGGACGCGTCGAGACATGGACATGTACGATTATGGCACAGCAACAGGTTCAACCACAGTAAAAACGCTGCAGGGTTATGATCCTGATTACAAGGTAAAATTAGGCTCTAACGAAAAAGTAACTACTACAGGAGGTGATGCTAAATCAGCAAATGCGGGTGCGCCTACAACTAATAAAGTTAACGGTACTGGTGCATCAAGCAAAGCTGCAATGCGCCCAAGCGTAGGTTTAAATGCAGAGTTTAAAGGGGCATCGGTTCCTAGTGTTGATTTAGTAGCTACTAAAAAAGCTAGACAAGTAGCTCAAGCGGATGCTACAATGCCCGACGCTGTAGCTGTTACCCCTAAAGAAACTAACTCAAAGCCACGTAAAACTCGCGCCCCTAAAGGCGAAAAAGAACTATCAAAGCGACAAATACGTCGTCAAGAAAGAAAAGAAAACACTGTAGTATCTACAGATAAGCTAGGTTCTAAGTCTGCTTCAATTCCAACTCCGGAGTTAAAAGGCGCAAGTAAATTAGCTCCAATATCGGCACCCAAGCCTTCTGCAGGTAGTAACTTTGCAGGTACGGGAATGAGTAAATCAGAGCTAGGCGATTTGTCGGAAGCATTAACTGATCGAAAAAATGCCGGTGTGCGTGAAGCTAATAAATTTACAGCTGGTTCAATTCAAGCGAATACGGGGACGGCTGACAGATCTTCTTATAATAGAACAAGTCCTGGGCTTTCAGATGGAACGCCAACAAGAAAAGATTCAGACCGTTCTGTTATTAGCGCCGCACAAATGCGCTATGAAAGCAATGTTGGTGTTAAGAAGTCTACTCCAATGAAAAAAGGATACTTTAAAGGTAAGTAACATGGCATACGTACAAAACAATTCGCCTTTTAAAGCTAAAGGTGATGCACCTTCTCGTAAAAAGTCTAAAGGATACTACAACAAAGCTAATAAAACCGGTACCGGTGCTGCTGCTGGAGGTGGTATGACAAAAAAAGGTGTAGAAAAGTATAAAAAAGACAATCCAGGTAGTAAATTGCAGACAGCGGTAACTACTCCGCCTTCGGAATTGAAGCCTGGTAGTAAAGCCGCAAAGCGTCGCAAAGCATTTTGTGCACGCTCTAAAAGTTGGACAAGTGAACGTGGTAGAGCAGCACGCCGTAGATGGAACTGCTAATTTTAAAATAAAACAATTAAATTAAATCAAATGGGAAAGAAGAAAGAAGCGGTTGCTAAAGCAATCACAGCAGACGAGCTAACTGAAGTACAAAAGTACGTTAATGCCCTACAGCAAATTCAAATGCAGATCGGTGGAACTGAAATGCAGAAAGCTGAGCTTATGGATAACGTTAAGGCATTACGTACAAAGCTAGCTGAAGTACAAGCTGAGCTAGAAAAAACTTATGGAGACGTAAGTATCAACTTACAAGATGGAGCTATCACTCCTAACGATGCAGATAATAAGGAAGATTAGTATCGGCAAGGACTATAAAAATGACGCCATGCACTATTCTGTTGGACAGGAAGTGTATGGCGGTCATACTATAGTTAACATATTAGAAGAGGAATCTAAGTACTCTATCTATATTCAAAAAGGAGATTTGGTTATGCCGTGGAAAGACTTTAATAAGAACATGGCAGTATCTATCGAATATGATCTTAAGTGGTGATGCAAAGCATATACAACTTTATTATATCTCCGTATGCCAAAAGAACGACATCGGAAAAAGAAATAAATGGTGTAACTCTGTTACTTAATACAGAATTGCAAAACCATCTTTATACCAGCAGACACGGCGTTGTCAAAGCTGTACCCAAAATAAATGATTTAGGCTTACAACCTGGTGATGAAGTTATTGTTCACCATAATGTATTCAGAAGATTTAGAGATGTGCGCGGTGCTGAAAAGAACAGCCGCTCGTATTATGAAGAAGACAAGTACTTTGTATACCCTGATCAGATCTATGCATTCAAACGTAACGATGAATGGAAACCTGTGAAGGGTTTTATATTTGTTAAGCCTATGTTAGATGAAAGAATGTTTTCCGAACATAACGAAATGCCTTTAGTAGGTAAAGTGAAATATGCTTACGAAGGTTTTGAAGACGGAGAGCTTATAGGTTTTACACCTGGTACAGAATACGAATTTAATATTGAGGGAGAGAAGGTTTACCGAGTTCCCCAGAATCGAATCACAATCAAGTATGGACACCAAACAAGCGAAAAGGAATATAATCCTAGCTGGTCGCAAAGCAGTTGAGGAGCTTATAAAAGTTGCGCAAGAAAAAATCATTACCAATACGGAAGATGATGTTTCTGCTGACCGCTTAAAAAATGCCGCTGCTACTAAGAAGCTGGCAATCTTTGACGCGTTTGAAATTCTTACTCGCATAGAAGAGGAAGAAAGAATACTTGAGAACAAACCGAAAGAGGAAAAAGAAAAGAAAACATTCTCAGGGTTTGCTGAAAAAAGATCTAGATAATGTACGAACAAAATCTAGTAAAAGAATCCGAGCACGTAAAGCTCACTACAATCAGCAGGCTTAATAGATCCAAGTCTTGGAAATACGGCTATAACAAAGAACACGATATAGTTGTTATCAGCAAGAGTGGGCAGATAGGGCAAATACTAGAGATTCAAAACTTATGTATAGCATTGCCGCCGGAACCTAAAGGGTTAAAGAAAGGTGCAAACAAGTGGACGGTTTCAGACTATCCTAAGGAGCTTAAAAATATTAAAAGCATATTCGACTGGCAAACCTATCCAGATGAGTTTAAAAGCAATTGGGAGGGATATATTGATGAAGAATTCAACCGGCGTGACAACGGTTATTGGTTTTATAACAAAGGGATTCCTACTTACATTACTGGGACTCATTACATGTACTTGCAGTGGAGTAAGATCGATGTTGGACACCCCGATTACAGAGAAGCAAATAGACTCTTCTATATATTTTGGGAAGCCTGTAAGGCAGATACCCGAAGCTATGGAATGTGCTATCTTAAAAACAGACGGAGTGGATTTTCGTTTATGGCCTCTGGAGAAACAGTTAACCTTGCTACCATTTCAAGTGATGCAAGATTCGGTATATTATCAAAAACCGGTTCGGATGCAAAGAAAATGTTTACCGATAAGGTTGTACCCATATCCGTTAACTACCCGTTTTTCTTCAAACCTATACAAGATGGTATGGATCGACCGAAAACTGAACTGGCGTATAGGGTTCCTGCTTCTAAGCTAACCCGTAAATCAATTCAGGCAAAAGAAAAGCAAATAGAGCTTGAGGGTCTTGATACGACTATTGACTGGAAAAATACAGGAGATAACTCTTATGATGGTGAGAAGCTAAAGCTTTTAGTGCATGATGAAAGTGGTAAATGGGAAAGGCCTGATAACATATTAAATAACTGGCGTGTTACAAAAACTACGCTTCGTTTGGGTGCTAGAATTATAGGTAAATGTTTAATGGGCTCAACATCAAATTCATTAGAAAAAGGTGGTGAAAACTTTAAGAAATTATATACGGATTCTGACGTATCTAAAAGAAACTCGAATGGCCAAACAAAATCGGGATTATACTCGCTCTTTATACCAATGGAGTGGAACTATGAAGGATTTATTGATCAGTACGGGCAGCCGGTTTTTAATACACCTGAAGAAGAAGTATTAGACCCATTTGGGGACACTATAGAACAGGGTGTTATAAATTACTGGGAAAACGAAGTTGAAGGTCTTAAACAAGACCAGGACGCTTTAAATGAATATTACCGTCAGTTTCCGCGTACAGAAGAACACGCTTTTAGAGATGAAACAAAGAATAGCTTGTTTAATCTTGCAAAAATATACGAACAGATTGATTATAATGAGGATCTGCGTAATACTAATGTTGTAACCACTGGCAATTTTCAGTGGATTAACGGTATAAAAGATACAAAAGTTGTGTTTATGCCAACGCCGCAGGGAAGATTTAAAGTATCCTGGATACCAGGTGCTAGTCTTCAGAATAGGCAAATTACAAAGAATGGTGTTAAATACCCGGGTAATGAGCACGTCGGCGCATTTGGTTGCGATAGCTACGACATATCGGGAACTACCGATGGTAAGGGTTCAAAAGGAGCTTTACACGGACTCACTAAATTCACTATGGAAGATGCACCGCCAAGTACATTCTTCCTTGAGTATATAGCTAGACCACAAACCGCTGAGATATTTTTTGAAGATATATTAATGGCATGCGTATTTTATGGTATGCCTATACTAGCAGAGAATAACAAACCTAGGTTGCTTTATCATTTTAAGCGTCGTGGTTACAGAGGATACTCTATGAACCGTCCGGATAGACTTTGGAACAAGCTGTCAGTAACGGAAAAAGAAATAGGTGGTGTACCTAACTCGAGTGAGGACATGAAACAAGCGCACGCCGCAGCGATTGAAATGTACGTAGATAGGTACGTAGGTTTAATGGAAGATGGGCAATACGGAAGCATGTACTTTAACGAAACACTTAATGACTGGTCTAAGTTTGATATAAATAAACGTACTAAGTACGATGCTGCGATAAGCTCAGGCTTAGCGATTATGGCATGTAATAAAGAATTATATAGACCAGTGGGCAAATTAGAAAAAACAAAGTTAAATCTAAAGATTTCAAAATTCCGTCAAGACGGATTTACTTCTGAAATAATAAAATAATTTATGGCTAAGTCGGTTTCAAATAGCGCTTTCCCCAGTCAGATAGCCAGCGATGGTGAAAAAATGTCAAATGACTATGGATTGCAAGTAGCTAGAGCTATTCAAAACGAATGGTTCTCTAGCAATTCAGGTACTACGCGCTTCAGAAGCAACCAAAATACGTTTCATAACTTGAGATTGTATGCACGTGGCGAACAGAGTGTTCAGAAATATAAAGATGAATTATCTGTAAATGGTGACTTGTCGTACTTAAACCTTGACTGGAAGCCAGTACCTATCTTATCTAAGTTTGTAGATATCGTAGTTAACGGTATTGCAGATCGTTCATTTGATTTAAAAGCATATTCACAAGATCCATATGGTGTAAGCAAACGCACAAAGTATATGGAATCTATTATACGTGATTTGCAGACAAAAGAGTTAAATGAGTTTGCGCAAGAGCAATTCGGAATGAATTTGTTTGAAAATAACCCAGAGCAGTTGCCTGATTCAAAAGAAGAGCTAGAGTTGCACATGCAGCTAAGCTACAAGCAAGGCGTTGAGATTGCAGAAGAAATAGCTATTAATACTCTTCTTGACGGTAACTATTACGACCTAACTAAGAAAAGACTTTATTACGATCTTACCACGCTGGGGATTGCTGCAGTTAAAAATACATTTAACCAATCGGAAGGTGTAACAGTAGAATATGTAGACCCTGCATATTTAGTACATTCTTACAGTGAATCGCCGTACTTTGAAGACATTTATTATGTTGGTGAAGTAAAGTTTGTGCCTATTAATGAGCTTAAGAAGCAATTTCCTGATCTTGATGAAGCACAATTAGAAAAAATACAAAAGCAAGGGTCACATAACCATAGCGCTGGATACGATCAGTCTTTGGTAAACCATGATGTTCGTGACAATAATGTAGTACAAGTGTTGTACTTCAATTATAAAACGTACATGAATGAAGTATATAAGGTTAAGGAAACCGCAACCGGGGCTTCTAAAATTATAGTAAGAGATGACCAATTTGATCCTCCTGTAGAATTGCTTGAGGCTGAGTTTGGCAAAATGTCCCGTTCACTTGAAGTATTATATGAAGGTGTACTTATATTAGGTACTGACATTCTGCTTAAGTGGGAGATGGCTAAAAATATGATGCGCCCTAAAAGTGATTATGCTAAAGTTAAGATGAACTACAGCATTGTTGCACCGCGCATGTATAAAGGTAAGATTGAATCTATTGTAAGCCGTTGTACTGGTTTTGCAGATATGATTCAAATTACTCATCTTAAGATGCAGCAAGTGCTGAGCAGAATGATGCCTGATGGGGTATACATGGATGCTGATGGTCTTGCTGAAATTGATTTAGGTAATGGTACCAACTACAGCCCGCAAGAGGCACTTAACATGTTCTTCCAAACGGGTTCTGTTATTGGCCGTTCATTTACGAGCGAGGGTGATATGAACCCAGGCAAAGTACCGATTCAGCCATTGCAAACCGGTGCGGGCGGCCAAAAGCTGCAAACACTTATACAGACTTACAACTATTACTTGCAAATGATTCGTGACGTTACGGGTCTTAATGAAGCTCGTGATGGTTCATCACCTGATTCTAGAGCATTAGTAGGCATTCAAAAAATGGCAGCAGCTAATTCAAACACAGCAACACGTCATATTCTTGATGCTGGTTTATTCTTAACAGCAGAAACAGCTGAGTGTTTATCACTGCGTATTTCTGATATTATAGAGTTTGATCCTTCACGTGAAGCGTTTATACAAAAAATTGGTAGTCATAACGTAGGTATTTTAGCTGAGCTAGAAGACTTACACTTGCACGACTTTGGTATTTCATTAGAGCTTTCGCCGGATGACGAAGAA